GCAAAATGGATGCAATGGGTTCACGCCCACTCTCCCATGCTGGCAACTTTGAAGGCAAGCTCGGTGAGTTGAATGACGGCAATATGGGTGAGCGTGAGTGCTACAGCCATAAGCGTGTCGGACACGATCAAGACGATATGTAAGCAAAAGCCCCAAGCCTCGGTAAAGGCAAGGGACTTTTTGACCAACCAATAGGGTAATATTGAATGGCTGAAGAAATTGTAACTTTTAAACCTCTGGGGGACAAGATTATTGTCCGCCCAGATGTTCGTGTTTTAAGCTCTGTGTTAATTGTTAATAACAAAGAAGCTGAGAACATGGGAACTGTAGTAGCGGTAGGCCCTGGCAAAAAGCTATCGGCAGATCGTAGAGAAGCAATGCCAATTCAAGTAGGGGCAAGAGTCCGTTTTGGCACAATGAACGATGATCCCAAAGAGGAATATCTGAAGTTCACCAAGATAGACCACGAGGGCGAGAAATGTTTACTGATGAGCTGGCAAGATATTTGCTGGACAGAATAGGGGAAAAATATGATTCATAAGATTAAAGATTGGTTACGCAAAGTAATTGGCCCAGTACCAAAGAATCCACACGCTCCGTGGCCATTTCCTGTGGGCGTAACAGAAGATTTTGAACCACGCAAAGCAGAAATTAAAGCAAAACCCGCCTTAAAGAAGGCAACAACAAGGAGTAAAGCAATGCCATTAACTAAATCAGTAAAAAAGAGTGCTGTGTCGAAAAACATCGAAACAGAAATGAAGGCAGGCAAACCACAGAAACAAGCTGTAGCCATCGCCCTCAATGTTCAGCGTGAAGCTAAGAAAGCAAAGGCTAAAAAGAAATGATTAATCTTAATCTTGAAATCGCTGAAGTAGAAGCAATCCTTAAACACGTAGGTAATGCTGCTTATGCAGAAGTAGCTGGATTGATCGCTAAGATTCATGGTCAAGCTACAGCACAAGTCCAAGCTATCAAACAGACAAATGTTGCAGAAATACAACAGTCTGATGACAGCCAAAGTGTTGCGTAAATACAACAAAAAGTATTTATAATTCAAATAAATGGAAGAAAAGTCAAATAATCCTGTCGGTGCGCCTATTGGTAACAAGAACGCAACAAAGAATAAGCCCTTTTTAGATGCTATGAGAAGGGCTTTAGCTCAGAATCCACAGAAGATTGGCAGGATTGTTGACAAAGTATTAGATCAAGCAGAAGCAGGAGAAGCATGGGCTGTCAAAGAAGTAGCTGATCGTTTAGATGGCAAGCCAGTCCAGGCTAATACTCTTGAAGATGCAGAAGGCAACAATATCGTTACTTCATTAGAAGTCAGGTTTGTAAAGCCAAGTGAGTGAAATCACCCAAGAACTGCGGGAGGCAATATCTGCGGTTGACTTCCCTATCAAGCTGCAATTCCTCTTTGAGCCTATGCGTTACAAGGTTCTTTATGGGGGTCGTGGTGGGGCTAAGTCTTGGGGTGTTGCGAGGGCTTTATTGGTTCTTGGTGTCAAAAAGACTACCAGAGTCTTATGCGCCCGTGAGTTCCAAAACTCAATAGGCCAATCAGTCCACAAGCTCTTATCTGATCAAATCATTGCATTAAGGCTTGAGTCATTCTATGAAATTACACAAAACTCCATTAAAGGCAAAAACGGCACAGAGTTTGCGTTTGTAGGCCTGAAAAACAACGTAGCTAATATCAAGTCCTACGAAGGTGTAGATATATGCTGGGTGGAAGAAGCTCAGGCTGTGAGTCGGCAAAGTTGGAACGTACTTATTCCTACGATCCGAAAAGAAAATTCAGAGATTTGGGTCACATTTAACCCAGAACTTGAGTCAGACGAAACATATCAAAGATTTGTGCTTTCGCCACCCGATAATTGCAAAGTTGCAAAGATTAATTGGTCAGACAATCCCTGGTTTCCAGATACACTCAGATTAGAGAAAGATGCCCTATTTAGCAGGGATAGAGAAGCCTACAACACAGTCTGGGAAGGTTTATGCCGTCAGACTGTAGATGGTGCTATTTTTGCCAAAGAAATGACGATGGCAGAGCTAGACGGAAGGATTACGAATGTCCCTTATGACCCTATTAAGCCAGTCCATGCAGTATTTGACCTCGGTTGGGCTGACGCTACTGCTATTTGGTTTGTGCAGTTTATTGGCATGGAAACTCGCCTCATCAGGTATTACGAAAACAACCAAGAAACAATAGCGCATTACTTGGCTAAAATGCAATCCTATGGATATGTATATGACACCATTTGGCTACCTCATGATGCTGGAAACAAGACTTTGGCCTCAAACGGCAAGAGTATTGAAGAAATCGTTAGAGCTTCAGGGTATAACACTCGAGTTATTGAGCGAACACCAATCGTTGATTCCATTAATGCTGCCCGAATGATGTTTAACAAGTGCTGGTTTGATAAGACCAACACACACGAAGGGCTGCAATGCCTACGCCATTATCGCTATGACGTAGATCCTGATACTAAGCAGTTCAGCCAAAAGCCATTACACGATAACTATTCGCATGGGGCGGATGCTTTCCGATACATCGGATTAATGGTTAATGAGCCTAGAAAAGCACCTAAACAACGAGGAACTTATCAACTACCAAGCTCATGGATGGGTTAAAATGTGTAGTAAAAATGATACAGTTGTCTTAAAATCGGGCAATAATTAAGGAATATCTATGGCATACGACAGAGTTGCAGACTCCCAATCAGACGGAAGAATAGAAGAAGCCAAAGACTTTTTACGGCTTTGTAATGATTCGGATAGCAATAATCGTGCAGAAGCCCTAGATGACGTAAGATTTGCAGCAGGCGATCAATGGCCTGTAGATGTGCAAAACAGCCGAGTATTAGAAGCTCGCCCATGCCTGACAATCAATAAAGTTGATGCTTATATCCGTCAAATCTGTAATCAACAAAGACAGCAACGCCCACGCATCAAAGTGCATGGAATGAACAATGAATCCGATGCAAAGATTGCTGAGATTCTGACTGGTATTTGCCGTCATATCGAGAATCAATCCGATGCAGACTCAGCCTACGATCACGCTTTTGAATACGCAGTTAAGATGGGCTGGGGCTATTGGCGCATTACTACTGATTATGTAAGAGAGGACAGCTTTGACCAAGAAATCTACATTAAGCCAGTTGAAAACCCATTTACTGTCTATTTTGATCCTAATAGCGTTCTACCTGATGGTAGCGATGCTGAGCGTGTCCTTATTACGACAGTCATCAGCAAAAACGTGTTCAAAAAGATGTATCCCGAAGCTGAATTTGACCAGGGCTTCTCATCCAGAGGAACAGGCGATACAGAGAGCGAATGGGTTACGAAAGAAGATATACGCATAGCTGAGTATTTCTACACAGAACGCACAAAAGAGATGCTTTTACAGTTATCTGATGGCACTACAGGCTACAGCGATGAAATCCCTTCTAAAGAGGTTTTAGAGGCTGCTGGCATTACTGTCGTTGATAAGCGTGAAACTTGGCGCAAGAAGATCAAGTGGTGCAAGCTCACCGCTATGGAAATCCTTGAAGAAGGCGAGTGGGCGGGTAAATTTATCCCAATCGTGCCTACTTATGGTCAAGAAGTGCGAGTCGATGACAAACATAAAAAGTTTGGTCTTGTTCGCATGGCTAAAGACCCACAACGTATGTATAACTACTGGTCAACGGCTTTGACTGAAACTGTCGCTTTAGCGCCCAAAGCAAAATGGCTATTGGCAGAAGGTCAAGACGAAGGACACGAGAACGAATGGGCAATGGCTAATATCAAAGCTATGCCTGTTTTACGCTATAAACAGACAGATATTGAGGGCAGACCAGCTCCAGCTCCTACTCGTTTACAGCCAGAGCCACCACCAGCGGGCGTGATGACTGCATTGTCAGGAATGAACGCAGATTTAATGGCAGTAGTCGGTATTTTTGATCCTAGCCAGCTTCCACAAGGCAATATGAGTGGTAAAGCGTTGCAAGGTCAGCAATCCCAAGTGGATATGACTAATTTCCACTATTACGACAATCTGACACGCAGTATTCGTCACACAGGTCGCATTATTCTTGATCTGATTCCTAAGATTTATGACAGAGAACGAGTCATGCGGATCATTGGCGATGATGGAAAACCTGAGATTGTGACTCTGAATCAGCCAGGCACAGACGAAAATGGCGTGGCTAAGATTCTCAACGATGTAACTGTTGGCGAATACGATGTCGTTATGGATACAGGCCCTGGCTACAACTCCAAACGTCAAGAAGCATCAGAATCTATGGCTACCATCCTTGCTGCTGATCCTAATTTAATGTCACAAATCGGTGATCTTTGGTTCAGAAATATGGATTTCCCTGGCGCAGATGTTATTGCTGATCGCCTTGCGACCCTTAATCCATTGGCTAAAATTGACGATAAGTCACCTATTCCACCGCAAGTTCAGATGCAGTTGGCTCAAGCTCAAAAGCAAATCCAAGACCTTCAGCAAGCCCTACAAGCCGAGCAGATGGATAAGAAATATCGTGCAACTGTCCAACAGCAAGTGCAAGAAGCTGAAACAGAGCGTGAGAAGATGCGCCTGCAAGTTAAGCGTGAAGATACTCTGTCACGCACAGATACCCAAGCGCACGATACAGTTATCAAGACTCAGACTCAGCTTGAAATTGAGCAGATGAAAGCACAGTTGGCTTTGGTTTTAGCTCACATCAACAAAACTGAGATGAAAGAGGCTAACGCTGAAGCAGTAGAACGAGCCATCTAAGCGTTGTAAAAACACAACACTTATGATATAAAAGCAGTTGTAATGCCTACCGATGGGTTCATCGGGTTAATTCTTGGAGTATTCCATGTCAGAAGCAGAAGTAGTAAGAACAGCATCAAATGTAGTAACAAGTGAGAATTTAGCTGATTTTCATGCTGAAAAATTAGGTTTAGCTAGTGAAGAAGCTCCCGTTGTGGCTGAAGCTGTCGAGGAAACTCCAGACTCAGAGCCAGCGGTAGAAGCCCAAGCTGAGAGTGAACCAACGGCAGAAGAAGAAGCGGAAGTAACAGACAAGCCTAAACAAAATCCCAAACTTGAAAAGCGTTTTTCTGAGCTTACAAAACGTGCTAAACAAGCTGAAGCCGAAAAGCAAGCCCTAGAAGCCCGCCTACAAGAACTTGAGAGCAAAGTAGCACCAGCACCCCAACAGATTGAACAGGACATTTTGGGCGAGAAACCCCAAGCAAGTCAGTTCCAAGATGCTTTTGAATATGCAGAAGCATTAGCTGAATGGAGTGCGGAAAAAGCATTAGTAGAGCGTGATAAGCAAGAACAGCAACGCAAAATCGAAACTGAAAGACAAGAAGTTATTAAATCTTGGACTTCTAAGTTAGAAAAAGCTAAAGCTGAATTGCCTGATTTTGATGAAATGGTGGCATCTAGCCAAGTCCAAGTACGAGATGAAGTGCGGGATGCGATCCTAGAGTCCGATGTAGGCCCTCAAATCCTATATCAATTAGCATCAGATGATGAACTTGCCCAACGTATCTCCTCTTTGCCAGTTAACAAAGCACTTAAGGAATTAGGGAAATTGGAAGTTCAGTTTGAGCGTAAAGAAGCTCCTGCTGAAGTCAAAAGCGAACCTGTTGCTCGTAGTAAAGCACCAGCACCGATTAAGCCTCTCACCGCTGGGAAAGGTACACAAGATGTTCTCATCGATGGAGATGGAGCATTTCATGGTACTTACGCCCAATGGAAAGCAGCACGACAGGCTAAACGGATACGCTGATAACCCAATTTATATTTAAAGGAAATAATCATGGCAAATAATTTGCTAACTATTTCTAAGATCACCAACGAAGCCTTGATGGTCTTAGAAAACGAATTAACATTTACATCAGAAGTAGATCGTAATTACGATGATCAATTTGCGGTAGTCGGTGGTAAGATCGGTAACACAGTAAACGTTCGGAAACCTGGCCGTTTCATTGGTACCACAGGTCCAGCTCTGAACGTAGAAGATTTCAACGAAACTTCTGTACCTGTAACATTGTCAACACAGTTTCACGTTGACACCCAATTTACCACCCAAGACCTTGCGCTCTCTCTCGATATGTTCTCTGATCGTGTATTGAAGCCTGCTGTTGCTGCTATCGCTAACAAGATTGATCGTGATGGTACATTGCAAGCTGCAAACAACACCGCTAACATCGTTGGCGTTGCTGGTACACCTCCAACTGGTTTGATCACTTACCTGACCGCTGCTGCTTACCTTGATTCTGAAGGCGCACCCCGTGA